GAATCAGACTGCGCAGTATCCCCAAAATTGTGCCGTTCGGTTCCGGTGGCTTCGCTGGCAAACGCTTTTAAGTTGCCGGTATATCTATCGATTTTTGACATTCTTTAAGTCTCCTATGGTTATTCGGTTACGGTAATATACCGCGCCCCTTGGGGCTTTGGGATAAGTGACATCTTTAAAAGTGCGTCAAGTTTGCTGCTGCTAAAGACCTGACGAAACGTGCAAAGTCAAGGTCATGTCATGATTATCTGTAACATAGGCCAGCCCCCCAAAAATATTAATAACCGCGTCTTGAATAGATAATGAGTCGTCTGACACCAAATAAGGTGAGGATATATTTTTCTTATTTTTGCGCGGATGAATAGCCTGTACGCATTGTCATCAAGAACTAACTCTGTTGATTCAGACTCAAATAGGTCTTGGAATGGAGCGCGATCGTTGAGCGGGGAAAAAGAATCATCAAACCCGCGAGAGTTTGGGTTTTCATCAAATCCAAACGCTATTTTTGGGACTGCATAGGGGATGGCTCTTCCTATCCCAACAATGCGACCTATAATATCAAGCCGGTCCCCCGTAGCATTATCAAGGTCAAACGCATTTTCAAAAGATGACAGCCAAACGAAAGACCTTCGCCAAGATGACGCTTTCATTTCGATCTCGGCGGCTGCCTTTGGCTTCTCCCAGTATTGCTTAATCAGGAGGTTTACATATTCGGATTCAAAGTTCACGACGGGACAACCTCCGTAACAGCCACATCATCGGAATCAATGCTGAATTTTTCATTCAACGCCGCGAGTATGATCCCGCCCGTCCACGTTGTCCCGTCGTCCCTGCTGATTTCAAGGTTGGTAGGAAAGAAGTTTTCGCCTGAGTTAAAAGCAAGGCCGTATAAAGCATTAGTTTTCAGATTGATGCCTATGTTGAATTTCTTTGTCGCGATTTCCTGTCTGATACTCTCGTCGTCTATCGGCAGATTTTCGTCAACAAAAGTAGCATCCAGGCGCACAAGAACGGGCACATCAACCGGGCGATCGAATGTCATGCTGTGAACAATGGTAAAAGTTGATCCGTCTGGCCTCAGAACTGATTCGTTAAAGGTACCAGTTACCGCGCCGACCATCCCCTTGCCCCCGGTCTTGTTTTTAACCATCGTCTCAACAATATCCGCCACCGCGCCGCCCTCAACCACAACCCATAAGCTGTGCGCCGGGATGCCGTCTGCGTCTGTGTCATCCGTGTCGTTTTCGTACACGGCCACATCGGTCACGTTTGGCAGGTTTGCCAGAGCCGTGAACATTCTGCCCGTGCTGGATGACTGCGGGGTTTCGAGTGATCGATTCCGCCGAATCCGCAGCTCTTGATCAGTTTCCTCATCTATTCCAACGACAGCAGCCAGGGGGTTTGTGACCGACAGCACCCCGATAACCACTGTTACAGGGTTGACTACTGTGGTCGGGTTAGCCTCAACCGCCCCAAAATCTTCCGCAAAAAGTGTTACAGTTGTTTCGCCTGCAATAATATCGATAGCATTGAGCGTAGTCCATGCCTGCCCTAAATCATCCTCGACGGCGTAATCTTCCGGCAGTGTCAGCGGTCTATCGGTAACAATGGAGACATCAACTTGCGATCTTGTTGCGGGTCTGCGCGTAATGCCGGACAGTTTAATAATTGAGTTTAGAGACTGGCCGAGTGCAAAGTCTGGGTCGCGTTGGTTGTATTCAAGTGCGCCGAAGGATTGAGCATCCAGAACAAGTTGCGCCTCGATTGCTACCCTCTGGCCGTCTGGGCTGTCGGGGTCAAGGTTAATATCTTCGCCATAAATAGCCCGATAGCCAGCCGCCAGCTCGTCATAAATTTCCTGAAAAGTCTGAACCTGTATTCCGTCAGGCGTGAATTTTGGAAGCGTCATGCTGTGAACTCCATTGTCTGAGGGTTAGACGCGCCGAAAACGTCTGTATATCTGATGCGGATTGTAACACCTCGGTCGCTGTCGCGTCCAATGATTTTAAGTTCCTGGATTGACAGGACTCCCTCGGTCTGCATGACAGTAGATTCAACAGATCGAAGAATCCGCTTTTCTGTCCCCAAGTTACCGAGTAATTTCAGCCAATCAATCCCGATCTCGGTGTCAAGATACCAATCTCCAAGGAACGACCGAAGCCGCGTGAGGATATTTTGTGCAATGGCATCCGCGTTGCGTTTATAAACAGCTCGACCCTTGCCAAATCTCCAGTCAAGGTTTTTATCTAATCCTGAAACTCTCATTGTGGCCCTCCTGTTGTCCCGCCGCTGTCGCCGGGTGGTGTGAGTGCTAAGGCTGATGCCACTGGCAACAACGTCAGCTGTAGTCTCTATAGATACGCTAGCCGTCATCGCACCACCAGCCAATCCGGTATAATTACCCGCTGCGATTGTTCCCATGCATGTTATATTTCCTGTAACCGTTACGTTACCGTCTACATGTAAATCTCCGATTATCGTCTGGTTCCCCGTCTGCGTCCGGTCCCCCTGGTGGGTATGATCCCCGTCAGCGTTAGCGTCTCCGGTTTGCTGGATAACGCTCGGGATGGTAAGCGCCCCGGCTGTCGGGTTGATGCCGACAATGGCAATTCCGTCGCTGTAGTCGTGCATCCGAAACTCTGCCGGGTCTTGGAAATCTGACCCGGAATACCATCGATCAAAGCATCTCTCGGTCAAAATCAAAAGGCAATAATCGCCCACGGCTATAGGGTGCGCGGTATAACTCCCACCACCCTGCAAAAAAAGAGGTGGTACTTTTTGTGAACTGCGGCAACTGAATAGACTTGCCATCAACCACACGGTTAATCACTGGCTGAACGCTGATCGTTTTCTCTTGCACCGCCGTAACCTTGGCAATGGTAGCAGTGTGCAAATTCGACAGAGCCTCGCCGATTGCATCAGCTATTATATCGGTTAATCGGAGTTTTTCCTTCATATCGATTTAGCCTCCGCGGCCAGGGTGCCGGTGCATGTCTGTGTCCATGCGGCTCCGTGATTGTCCCCGCTGTATGAGATTGTTTCAATGCGGTATATCCCGTCCAAGTGTGGGGCTGTGGCGCTCTTAAGGCTCGCAAGGCCCCCGATTTTCACGGTCGGATTCATCAGCGTTTCAAAAGTCACCAGACTGCTGTCCCGTGTGGGTGTACTTATCAGGCCAGTTTCGGCACTCACAACCGGTTTTAGCCCGCTCGTAACCTCAGTATCTTTGATAACAAAAAGCTGCTCATTGTCAATGTACCACGTTTCGCCCGGCCCTTACCATGTCGTCGATTAAACGGGCGCTGTTGCCGACTAAAACCTTGGGCCGGGTGAGTACGGGGCGATCTGTTATTTTTCCGGTTTCGGTATTTGGCATATCTTCCAAAGCGGCATCTATCGCCCTGCGCCCACCCTCGACCGTGCGGGCCGTAAAGCTGTGCAGGAAATCTTCCCCACCGTCAAGACATTCGAGGGATGTTAAAAAGGTCGGGGCCTTGTCGTGAGTTACTGCCGGTGTGGACGGTGCCTTTGAATATTAGCTCGATACGATCCTGATAACCGACCGACAGTCCGATAGGCATTATCTTCCGCTGCTCGGCATCTTTGACAAGCGACAGGCGTTTGTTCTCAGATAGGTTTGTTATTTGTATGTTCATTTTATTCAGACCGCCATGGATTGATTTTGTCACTTCAAAGACAATCTGCATCGGTGGGTTGATTACCACATTCCGGCCATCGGCGGTGATGACTAAAACATAATTCCGGCTAAATCTTGGAGTGGTCATCAGAACTGCACCTCCACGCCACGGAGCTGCTCCATATCCGCCGCCTCCAGCATGTAAATATTACAGCGTCCGCCGCTGAAGTCCTGCCGCGTGAATGGATCAATCCCGTTTCCGCTGCGGTCAACACAGACAAAATCAAATGGCTGGTTTTGGCTTATCATGTGCAACACGCCGACGGATAACTTCAGACCGAATACTTGTTTGTCGCCGAACTCCGCATCAAACATCCATATTTGAGTTCTCGGGTAAAACCTCAATGTAAAAATAATCTCCGACTTTTCAAAAAGGATCGTATGGCGCTGGATAGGCTCATCTGTTAAGTTCTGCAGTCGTCTCATTTTACCCTCCTCCGAAAAGGCTAAAGAGAAAAGATTCTTTCGTGCTCACTTCCTCACCTTCCTGCGTCCCTTTGTCAGTTTCCCCGTCTGTCTGCCCAGCCGTGGCAATGGCTGCGTTCTGAGCGGCAATGGATGCGTTCTGAGCGGCGCTGGTTGCCATTGAAAAGGTATCAGCCGTTCTGATCTCTTGCGCTTCGAGGTTAAAACTGATCGCTCGGTTTTGATTGTCGCGAGTGACTTCAAGAGATGTAATATACATATTCGCAAATGACCCCAAAGAAGAACTTATCTTTATTCTCTTGTCAGATGCCTGCAATCCCTTCATTGCGTCAAGAAAGCTCTCGATATTGCTTGTCGTTTCTTTGTCTTGCTGTCCTAAATATTTGGCCCGCGCCCTGTGATGCTGAGATTAGCGCATCGGCTTTATCCATTGCGCTCACGAAGTCATTGACCAAACCTGAAACACGGCTTAACTGCGCCTGGGTTCTGGCGGGTGCATACTGCGTGATGTTTCCGATCTGCGCTTGAGCTTCCCGCAATATCGAGACCGGTGCGCTTGGCAGCACAAAAAGGTCAGAGACATTGCCTCAATGCTTATGGTTTTTGGTTCGCGAATGATGTGATCGTTAACATGGGTTCCGTTTTCAAGATATGTGACCGGGACGGATGCGCTGCGCTTGAATTTTTCGCGTATCTGCGCAAAGGCCGTAAAGCCGCCAATGCCGACCTCTTCGCCGTCCTTGCCGTCGTGCTCATACTGCCCGTTAATGTAGTCACGGATGCCGCTGGTGTTTTTTGCGTAGTCTGTCAAGTCTCCGATTATCGCCATTACATGCCCCCTCTGCGGCTTTGAGTTTTGGCATCATCTAACTGCCGTTGCATTCCGTCGGACGCGGCCTTACCTGCACGCTCGGGGTCAGACGTGCGGATTTCCATATTCACGGTCTGCTCCACGCGGCTCGATGCTCCGCCGACGTTTGTTACTGCTCCGCCTGGTTGCATGGCCTGTGACTTTGCTATCATGTCTTCGCCGCCGAAAAGCCCACCGACCCAGTTGCCCACGTCGCCCGCTATACCCGCAGCGGCTGATACCGCATCGCCGGCTCCGCCGATAAGTTTTACGACCCAGTCCGGCAGGATGTCCAAAGCCTTTTGCTTCAGCCAATCGAACACTCCCCCAAAAAATACTCCTAAATCCTTCGGCCCACAAGTCGATTATTTCCATGAAGCCTTCGCCAATTTTACCAAATACGCTTCTGAATGCTTCAGCCCAAGAGTCGATTGTTTCCATGAAGCCTTCGCCAATTTTATCAAAACCCTCCGCAAAATTACCGGACAGAATATCACCAATTCCCGAGAATATTTTTACAATTCCGCTAACCACTCCAGTAACTAACTACTGTTACGACTTTAAATGCTTCTTTGAATCCTGACACTATCGTTTTTCAGAACCGGCTGAATGTCGAAACCAAGAAGCTCTTGGAAGAGGTTTGCAATAACCGAATTTCCACCCTGAAACGCGACTATCAGATCATCGAGGATTAACAG